CTTCTTTACTTCAGACCAAGCCCAAGCCCATGATAAGTATGTGAACTTACCTTTAGCTTCTGTATGCTCATTAACATTTACTTTACTTAATTCTTTAAATACGTTACTCATTATCTTCTCCTAAAATTAAATATAAAACCCATCCTTGAAACAGAACCATCAAGCCTATGAGTGTCTCACCAACATCAGCTCCAAAGAAGCCGTTGGCAGTTTGTAATATCAAAGCTACAGTTACCATAGCCATTGAGAACATTACTATAAAGTTGTCTGTAATCTTAATCATTCCATCCCCTCAATTCTTCCTTAACAGTTTCTTGCAGGCTGTGTCGTTTCTTATACTTATCGCCCCGTAACAACGGGTTCGTTTCTTGCAGCTTACGCCTAACTCTTGTAATGCTTTCTGGTGTTGATAGCTGACCAAGATGTAAACTGACTAAAAACGCAATATAACCATCATCATCTAATGACTTTAATGCGTATTCATCACGCCAAACTTCAGCTAATAACACGTTGTCCGAATCTCTACTGGGTATGTTTCTTTTTAAGATGGCCTCAACTATTTGTCTTTTTTCTTTTATCATAATAGCCCCGCCCTAGTTTCTTTATACTCGTCATAACCCTGGTCTTGGTCAACTTCGATCATGTCTTGTTCAAACTCTTTTGAAGCCATCACCTTGTGGGCGTATGACATGAAGTCAGGCTCTTGGTCTTGTATGTGAGCGTTATGTTCTTGCTCATCAATATCTAGGTCGCTGAAATATCCCATCTTAAATCTCCCATCCGTATTCATCAAGAAGAATCATCCTTAAATCATTAGTAAGGTCATACTCGATAATGTTGTCGTCTGCGTCAATAAAGTCGAACAATGCCATCTCCTTCATCTTCTCAACAGACTTAACAAACAAAGCGTAGGTTGAGTAAGGTGTATCACCAAGAGCATCGTCATTTAATAAGTGTTCAAACTTCTGCTTGATAGGTTCGATTGCTTCATAGAACTCTATCTTTGCGTCCATCTTGTTTGCTTCGTAGTTCGTTTGGTAATCCTCTTCGATTTGGTAATCGGTAGTAGTCATTGTGTCCATTACGCTACCTCCATTAAAAATGTATCAATATCAACATGGTCAAAGTTTTCCAAAATAACCTCAATATCCATGCCTTTTGAAATTGTCGTGAATCTATTAAAAGCGCCATCGAAAGTTTTAAATGCCTTTCTGCCCATTTCAGTTTCTACAACAAACATATCAAATTCTTGCGATAGGAAATGTACATTCCCAGAATCCATATCCCACGCTTGAACATTCTCAATAGTTTCGTTTTTAAATGCTTGTTTGATTTCTTGTCTCATTTTTGTATCTCCGTTTTGTTTAAAGTACCTCCATTATATAGAACCTTTTATACAATGTAAAGTATTTTATATAATATTTATTTATACTTCATAAATATTTGCATAAGCCGCCTATCAACATAGCGCTCTTTAAGGATATTATTACCTATACGTCTTAGTTCCAATTTATGCTGCGGATGAACATTATGCTTTTCAGGATCAACAATTAATTGATTTAAAAGAACAATATCTTTATTACACCAATGTTGTTTTTGCTTCATTTCTTTACCTTTATTTTAGACATAGCAAGCCCACTTCTACAACCTGGGTGTGTGATACTCATTTTTAGCATTCAAATAAGCATTGTGAGCATCCTCTTCATTGTCATAACAACCTAAGTCGATCTGTTTTTGAGCTACTCTTATTCTTGCACAATATTTTTCCCTTTTTTTATGCCAATAAAAACCTTTGGCTTTTGTGTGATTCCATTGATTTTCTTGGTGGGTTACAAGTCTAAGATTTTCAATACGGTTATCATCACGAACACCGTTAATGTGGTCTATTTGTAAATTCTCATCAATTCCACCGTTGAACATAATCCAAATCATTCGATGTGCTAGTTGAGGTTTATTATTAATACTCACCATAATATAACCATCATGATGAAGATAGCCTGCAACATCACCAATCGCTACACAGTTCGCTGTTTTAACTTTACGAATCAACTTGCCTTTCATGTAGCCGAAAAGTTTATTTAGTAGATCTTTATTCATGTTTTGTTTATCCCTTTATTTTAGATACAGCTACCCCACATCTACTCTTGTGGTAAAGCGCCCATTGTTGGGTTAAGCCACCACATAAACCATAGTCACGGTCTAAGAGTATTAGTTATTGAGCCTAAGATGCTTGGTCTTAAACCCTCTATCTTCTTGGTCATTTCATTCCAAGCCAACAAACTCTAACTAACAAAACCTTGAGTTCATATCGGTGGTTCTTAAAACTTACCACGGTGACCAAGTTGACAAGTGGGCAGTCATTGCTTGGATTTATATTTCTATTGCTTCTTTGAGTTAAGGTCAAATCTAAAATTAAACACCATTGCAGTGTGTTGACCAATATGATTACTATGATATAATAGTATCCAAGGTGGCTCTAACACCTAATTCTAACCCTCAATCGATTCTAGTCTTTTGGGGGTTTTCTTTTGAACGTGGAATAATTATAAACTAACTTCTACTGACTGATTTAATTATTTGCACAATGTTGAGCAATCTCGTGACTTGAGCCTGTTCTTTAGGCGATTAGTTTAAGAGTTGCAAAGATATTCATTCACTAAGGTTCTACTTTTATAACACTTATCTCTATTACAACCTCAACTCTGTTCCATGAATAAATAATAAATATTATAAGTAACTGTGTGTTGTTTACTTGATATAATGTTCACTTATGATAATACAATATAACGATATTAAGAGAGAGATTAGAAAGATGGGTCTTACTCAAAAGGAAGTTGCTGCAATTCTAGGCATTACTTACCCTGCACTTTGGTCTAGGATTAAACATGGTAAGCCAGATATTCACTTGGTTATTTATGCTTTGAGTCATTACTACAATAAAGACGATAACCTTGGAGAACGAGACCTCTAATGCTATATGACTATTCATGTAATAAATGCTTACAAAGATATACACGAAGTAACTCAATAGAACATAGAACTAAAAGTGGTAGATGTCCTTACTGTACGAGTAAAGATACTAAGCCTTCATCACAATCGGGGAAGAAATGATAGTTAAGCACACACCAGCTCAATGTAAACAAGCAATGACAGGTATCAAAGAGCTACTAGAACAGATTAGGCGTATTGATGACGAAGACGTAAAGAAACATATTTGTGATAGTGCTATTGATATTTGTAATAACTTACTAAGAGAAGCAAAGAAATGACTAGAAGCGAATATGACATTGTAAAAGACCTGTTTGAAGAGTGGATTAATATTTCAGAATCACGACTCAAACCTCAAAAACATGGTTCTAAACACGAGACTTTAGAAGAGTTTAATGAACAACAAGCAAAGCACAAAAAAGCGTGTGAAGAATACGACTATGAATTTGAGCCTCAAACTTATAGAATGTACAACCGCCAATATATTGAGTTTGATGGTGGGGAGATTCGTCACCAAATGGAAATGCTACATGTTCTATTAGCAAACTATGAAGCGAAAATACTAAGAAAACGAGCAAAGGCAGGGATATGAACGATCAAGAGCATCAAATTCAGAAGGCAATATGTCACTATCTAGATGTACGCAATGTCATGTATTTTGCAATTCCCAACGGTGGCAAGAGAAACTTAATCACTGCGAAGAAACTAAAGGCTGAAGGTGTAAAGGCTGGAGTGCCAGATATTTGTATTATTCATGAAGGCCAGGCATTCTTCTTAGAGGTTAAACGACCAAAGACTGTATTAGGTGGCAAAGGTAGATTAAGCCCTGCTCAGAAAGAGATGATAGGAAGACTTGAAGAGGCAGGAGGAGAAGTCAAAGTAGTGTACTCAGTGGCAGATGTTATTGAGGCTTGTATTGATTGGCAGATAAACGTACTATGAGTAAGATAACTAAATCAGCGAGGGGTCAATAGGAAATGACAAAAGACTTATTAAAAGAATTATTTGAATACAAAGATGGTAATTTGATTCGTAAAGTCAGCAGAAGTAACCGTGTAAAGGTTGGCGATGTTGCAGGCTGTCTTAATGATAATGGCTATATAGTAATTAGTGTCAATGGCACTAGGTATTTTGCTCATCGTATGATTTGGATATACCATAATGGTGAAATAGATAAAGATTTATGTGTTGACCATATCAACGGAAACAAGGATGACAATAGTATTGGCAATTTAAGACTTGTTACAAACCAAGAGAATAGTTTTAATAGACCTAATGCAAAAGGATACTATTGGAATAAGCCTACTAATAAGTTTAAAGCGGAAATAAAACTCAATGGAAAAAAGACAAGTCTTGGCAGTTATGATAACGAGAGAGAAGCGAGAAAGGCGTACCTAAATGCAAAAGAAAAATACCACAGGATTGAATTGCACTAATGTCAAAGATAACTAAATCAGCACGAAACCAAGCATGTACTATTCGCTTAGAAGGTTGTTATGGTGGTCCTAATAATGAAACAGTTGTCTTTGCACATTTAAACGGTGGTGGCATGGGTGGCAAGGTACTAGATATTCATGGTGCTTACTGTTGTGCTAATTGTCATGACGTTCTTGATGGTCGTAAGCAGTCTATTCACGAAAGAGAGTATTTATTATTGAGTCATTTATTCGGCATGGTTAGGACTCAAACTATCTTAGTTGAGAAGGGGTTGATGTGAAGCGAGTAATTGAACGCAAGAAAGAGAAGAGACATATTATCGAATCAATGATAGTAAGTCACTTTAGTCAGTTCCCTGAAGACGAGAAGGCTATTATTTCTATAGAGAGAGATGTATTAACTAGAAGTGGCGCTCAAAACAAATTACTGTGGATGTGGAATAAAATTATAGGTGACGAGATAGGGCATAGTAAAGACGATATGCACGATAAGCTCGTTAGGAAACTACTAGGAACGGTTGATTCTACAGATTTAGATGGTAATATAACAAGTAGAGCAATAGAAACTAAGAAGTTAAAGGTAGCAGAGATGAAGGATTACCTAGAAGAAGTAGATAGATTTGTAGCTGAGTTTGGAATAATACTGCCAAGACCCGAAGACCTATGGTGGAAGTCTATGGGAATTAAGGTGTGAGTCAATTGAAAGAGATACCTGAAGACTATTGGGAAAGACAAAAGAGATTCAAGAAGTTAGCTGAGAAAGCAAGAGAAGCAAAAAAGGAAAAAAGATGACAGCACACAAATGGGCAGAAGTAATACACGCATTCGCTGAAGGCTACACCATCCAAAAGCTAGAGGTGTTATGTTGTGATAGAAGCGTTCAACACTGGGAAGACATAGAAGTACCTATGTTTATTGAAACAGAACAATACAGAATTAAACCTTATAACGAACAATGGGAAGAAGGCAATGAGTGATTTACAACAATTTCTAACAATGATGACTAAGACCATAAGTCCTGGAAATGTTAGTGCAGGCTTGAGTGGTAAGCTTTATATTGAGGGTGACAATGTAACAACATATGTTTCTTTTTTTCAAAGAGGCATGAACGGCAAAGATGTGTGTGATTGTATAGACAAGACTAACCAAGAAGTTACGTTTATGTTTGATGCGCACGATGGATCATTCAGAGGCGTAGAGGGAGCGATAGGATGACCGATTTACCTATACTGATAGGCGCTGGATTAAGCGATAAACAGATCAAGTTCATCAATGGCTTGGTGTCTGGTTATTGCAATATCTCTAAAGCCTGTAGAACTGCTGATATACATAGATCAACGTATTATGAGTGGTTAAACACATCCGACAACTTCGCAGAGGCGGTAGATCAGGCTAAAGAAGCACTAAGAGATAGATGGGAAGATGAGATAGCCAAGCATGTATTTGAAGACCGTAACCCTGTTGTATTGAATAAGTTTGCACCCGCAGTATTAAAGGATCGTGGATATGGTGATGCTAAAGATATTAACTTAGCTGGATCAATGCAGAATGACAATGAAGTGATTGTAACCATTATTGATGGTGGAGAAGTAGAAGAGTACGATGAAGGTTAATGTAGATGTAACCAGAAAGTTTGAACCTTTCCTAAAGCCACATAGATATAAGATTGCTTATGGTGGGCGTGGATCAGGTAAGTCTTGGACTATTGCATCAATGCTAGTAAAGAAAGCATGGGAAAAACCAGTAAGAATACTATGCTCTCGTGAGATACAACGATCTATTCAAGACTCAGTGTTACAACTACTAGGTGATACTATTGAGCGCATGGGCTTAGGTGCTTACTTTGATGTACAAAAGACTCAGATACTAGGTACTAATGGTTCAAGGTTTATCTTTGAAGGTATGCGTTCTAACATCACTAAGATTAAATCAATGGAAGGCCTGGACATAGTTTGGGTGGAAGAAGCAGAATCAGTTACTCACACATCATGGGAAACTTTGATCCCCACGCTGCGTAAGGAAGGCTCAGAGATCTGGTGTTCATTCAATCCAAACGATGAAATGGATAATACCTACGATCGCTTTGTACTACATCCACCTAGTGATTCATACGTTGTTAAAGTAAATTACAATGACAATCCTTGGTTTCCTAAAGAGTTAGAGGCCGAGAGATTACAGCTCAAAGAAAAGAATGAAGACTTATACAACCATGTCTGGGAAGGTGAAGTCTTATCTAATAGAGATGGATCATACTATGCTAAGTTTATTGACGATAGTCAGATCATGAACTTTGTTGTAGAGCCTAACATTCCTGTTGATACTTACTGGGATCTAGGTGTGGCAGATGCTACTTCTATATGGTTTGTTCAGCAAGTAGGTATGGAGCTACGTATTGTTCATGCGTTTGAGAATCAAGGTGAAGGACTAGGATTCTACATCAACTATCTACATGATTGGAGAGTTAAGAACCAAGCAGTGATGGGAAGACACTACGCACCACATGATATTGCAGTACGTGAACTAGGCACAGGTAAATCAAGATTAGAGACAGCACGTAAGCTAGGCATTAACTTCCTTGTAGTACCAAGACTATCAGTTGAAGATGGCATCCATGCTGCTAGAGCTATACTACCTAAGTGTTATTTTGAGAAGACAGGCACTAAAGATGGCCTTAATGCTCTTAGACGATACCGCAAAGAGTTTGATGAGAAGAAGGGTGTGTACAAACCACATCCATTACATGACTGGAGTTCACATTTCGCAGATGCGTTTAGATACTTTGCTATTGCCTTTAGAGAGAATAGACCAGAAGCAGGTAAGAGACAACCTATGGCAAATACATCGTGGTTGAACTCGTAGAAAATGAAATAGACTGGTTCGTGTGTTTCGTGGATGGTGGGCGATGGCATATATGGGATCTATTCACATCAAAGGGTTTCAGACATTGCTTTGCGTTTCGTTATGATGGATTCAACTGGATATTAGTAGATCCACTTGGATCATGGCTAGAAGTTCAGGTTATGCCATACACTCATGAGGATAATGTACCAGAAATGATGCTAGAATTAGGCCATACGGTGCTATATGTAAGGAAAAGTAGAGAGAATAAATTTATTTTCCGCGGAGTCATGACTTGTGTTAATATAATCAAGCATCTAATAGGGGTTAGAGCCTTTTGGATCGTAACACCTAAGAAATTGTATAACTATTTACGGAGAGAAAACCATGGGATTCCTATCACCATCAGCACCAGGACCGAGCGAGTCACAATTGAAAGCTGAAGAGCAAAGAGATCGTGAGACTAGAAAAGAAGAATTTGCAGCAAAGAAAAGACAATCAGCAGGCTTCAGACGTAGAATGGGTAGATCACTACTTATTTCAGGCGATGAAAAGGGTGTAAAGTCAACGACACTGGGGTAAACAATGCCAAGCTATAGCAAGAGCAACCAAGCAGTAGGCTCTATCATTAAAAGATACGAGACTGCAAAAGCACATAGAGGTTCGTGGGAGTCACACTGGAAAGAGTGTTACGAATATGCACTGCCACAACGTGAGGTGTTCAATCAACATGCCTCTGGTGCTAAAAAGAATACAAGAATCTATGACTCTACAGCATTAATTGCTACTCAGAGATTTGCATCAAGACTACAGTCAACACTAGTACCACCTTTTAAGAAGTGGGCGAAGTTGGCAGCAGGTACTGCAGTTCCTAAAGAACAACAGACTAAGATTGATGCTCAACTAGAGAAGGAAACAGATACTTTATTCTCGTATATCAACAATTCCAACTTAGCTACAGAAGCTAATGAGGCATTCCTTGATCTTGCTGTAGGTACAGGCGCATTACTATTAGAAGAAGGTGAAGGTGAGGATCTATTAAGATTCAAGGCCGTACCTTTGAAACAACTTATTATCGAAGATGGCCCAAGTGGTACAGTCGAGAACGTATTTAGAGATCACTCAGTAGCAGCACGAGACATTGAGCGTATCTGGCCTAAAGGTAAAGCATCAGAAGCAGTACATAAAATGATGCAAGAGAAGCCAGATGAGTTAGTTCACATTATTGAAACTACTATCTGGGATGACAAAGAGAAGCAATATACATTCTGTGTAATTGAGTCAGCTACTAAGCACGTTGTATTTGAAGATTACTTTGAGCAGAGTCCTTGGATTGTGTTCAGATGGTCTAAGGTAGCAGGCGAGCGTTACGGTCGTGGTCCTATCATGACAGCATTACCAGACATTAAGACAGCTAATGAAGTTGTTAAGTTTGTACTGAAGAATGCCGAGAAAGAAATTGCAGGTGTATATACAGCAGTAGATGATGGCGTATTAAACCCATGGACTATCAGTGTAGCACCAGGTGCGATTGTACCAGTTGGTCAGCAAGGCTCATTACAGCCGTTAGTATCAGGTGGCAACTTCAACGTATCAGAGTTAATCCTTGGTGATTTAAGAGACTCTATTCGTAAAGCTTTATATCACGATCAGTTAGGTGCAGTAACAGGCCCAACTAAGTCAGCAACTGAGATCAGTATTAGACAACAAGAGTTAATGTCAGACATCGGTTCATCATTTGGTAGATTACAGATTGAGTTTATTAATAAGCTAATTAAACGAGCTTACTACATCCTAGAACGCAATAAGAAAGTAGCACCTATTAAGGTAGGTGGTCAAGTCGTAGAGATTAAAGTTATTTCACCACTTGCTCAACAGCAAGACATGGATGAAGTTAATAAGCTTGCACAGTTTGTACAGTATGCAGGCATGGTTGGTCCAGAGGCAATGCAGATCGGACTAGATCTAGAAGCATTCCCTGAGCATATCGCTAAACTATTGGGTGTTGATAAGTCATTAATTAGAGATGAAGAAGCAAGAGCTGAGATAAAGCAGCAGATGCAGCAAGCACAACAGCAGCAACAGATGGCAGAAGCAGCAATGCAAAACCCTGAAGCAGCACAACAACTTGTAGAGGGTCAATGATAGAGAGTCAAAGAGATTTCGATGCGATGATCGCAAAGCTATTCAAATCAAAGGACGGTAAGAAGGTTCTTGAGTGGCTTGAAGATCGTTACATCAAAGCAGCAGTGTGTACACCTGGCCAAGTGGAAGGTACAGGATACTATCGAGAGGGTCAAAATAGTGTGGTACGGATGTTTAAGTCCTGCATTATGAGACAAGAAAACGGAGCTTATAACGGAGACAACAATGAGTGAAGAATCATTACTAGACGAGGCAGTAGCCTCAAGTGAAGTAGCGGATACGAACGCAACTTCAGAAGCAACAACAGAAACAACAGAACCAACGATTGATGATACTGCATGGTATCTTTCAGAAGGTGTAGCAGGTGAGGGAGAAACACCAGAGTGGTTTAAGTCAGGTAAATATCAGACTGTAGAAGAACAGGCAAAGGCTTATTTAGGTTTAGAATCTAAACTAGGTTCATTTACTGGTGCGCCATCAGATGGATATGAGACAGTTATTCCTGAAGGACTAGAGGTAGAGATTCCATCAGATGATCCACTACTAGCTAACTTCAATGACTGGGCGCAGAAAGCAGGCTTATCTCAAGATGCTCATAGTGAGTTACTTGGTGTGTATATAGAAGGCATGATGGGTTCTCAACCTGACATGGAAGCTGAGATGAAGAAGATTGGTCCAGATGCTAACCAAAGAATCACAGATGTTGTTCAGTGGGCGAAGGGTACTTTAGATCAAGGTGAGTTTGAGACACTACAATCTTTAGCTACTACTGCTGACGGCTTCAAGTTGTTAGAAAGAATGAAGTCTTTAACAAGAGAGACACAGATTTCAGCACCTGATACAGCAAGACCTGCCAACTCAGTTACTAAAGAAGCTTTATATGATCTAATGGCGGATGAGAAGTACCAATCATCAGCAGCATTTAGAGATGAAGTTAAACAGAAGTTTGATGACTTCTTCGGTAAAGAACCTGCAAAGACAATTAGACAGTAAATAATTAATACTTGACTTAACTTTAAGTTATAATCAAGCCACAGATACCCGTTAATCGGCCTGTATGAGTAGTTTAAGCGCCTCTAAAGCGCTAGATTCGAACCCATATATGGCCACTTTGAATCGAGAAAGTAAGATAATTTTTTTATTCATAGGAGATTAACATGTCAGTTAATTTAAGTTCTTCGGCATCAGCACAGTTTGACGCAGAAGTAAAACATGCCTTTCAAGGCGCAGGTAAATTACGTGATACAGTACGAGTTCGTACAGGCGTAGTAGGTGATACACATAACTTCCGTACTATGGGCAAAGGCACAGCTGCTGCTCGTGGTACTACTCAATCAGACGTTACAGCAATGGACGTTTCACATGCTAAAGTTGCATGTACTCTTGCTAACTACGTTGCACCTGAGTACACAGACATCTTTGATGCTGCTGAAGTAAACTTTGACGAGCGTACAGAACTAGCAGGTACTATTGCTGGTGCTTTAGGTCGTAGAGTTGATCAGTTAGTATTAGATGCTCTTGAAGCTGTTACTTCACCGCCTGCTATTGCAAACGGTGGTACTAACATGACTTTGGCTAAGATTACAGAAGCTGCTTCTAAACTAAATGATGCTGGTGTTCCGATGGAAGGCCGTGTTATGGTTTGTTCTGCTGCTGCAATTGAGTCAATGATGAACAACACAACTATCACTTCACAAGATTACAACGCACTACGTGTATTGATGTCAGGTGAAATGAACACATTCATGGGCTTCGAGTGGAAGATGATCGAAACTCGTTCTGAAGGTGGCTTAGTTGTTGCTTCTAACATCCGCTCTTGTTGGGCGTACCATAAATCAGCTGTTGGTTTAGCTGTAGGTATTGATGTTTCTACTGAAGTTAACTACGTACCTGAGAAGGTTTCTTGGTTATCACTAGGTAAAGTTAAAGCTGGTGCGGTAGTTGTTGATAAGACAGGTACAGTACAAGTAGACATTGACGAAACTGCGTAAGTTGCGTTAAGACTGGCCCTTTTCACGAGGGGCTTTTCTTAAAATAATTTAGGAAGAGAACATGTCAGCAGTTAAAAACTATACAGATATTGACATTGCATCAAATGCTTTATTGTTAATCGGTGAAAGCCCAATTGCTTCATTTACCGAAGACACAGTAGCAGCGCTTATTGCAGCCAACCTATACTCTTCAACATTTGAGAGTCTATTAACACTTCATCCTTGGCGCTTTGCTTCTACTAAAGCTACATTATCAAGACTAACAGCAGCACCAGTTAATCAGTGGAAGTACGCATATCAATTACCTGCTGACTTCTTAGTAGCTCAACACATAGACGAAGGTAACGATAATTACCAGATCTATGCTGATAAGCTATATTCAGATAATACAACGATGGTTCTTGATTACACATACAAACCTGATGAGTCATTCCTTCCTGCTTACTTCACACAGCTATTAGAATTAAGACTAGCATCAGTATTTGCTATTCCTATTACTGAGTCTGCTACTCGTGGTGACTACTACGCAGGACTGGCAGAAAAACAATTACAAAGATCTAAGACTATTGATTCACAATCTACACCATCAATTGGCCCACCAGCCTTAGAGGGATCTAGATTAATTAATTCGAGGTACTAATGGCTAAAGCAATTGCATCTCAAGCATCATTCATTGCTGGAGAGCTTGATCCAAGACTAGCAGCAAGGATTGATACTGAGAGTTATACTAAAGGTGCTGAAACATTAACTAATGTTATTTGCCTAGGCCAAGGTGGCGTTAAGCGCAGACCTGGTATGAAGTATATTGATACAGTTACAGAGTCATCAGTACGTCTAGTTAGGTTTGAGTTCAATGTTACGCAGACATATCTTTTGGTGTTCGTTGATTCTAAGATGTACATCTATAAAGATGGCGTATTACAGACTAATATCAACGGAACTGTTTATGATTATCTAACAGTGCCTTATAGCATATCTGAGATTAAAGAGATCAACTGGACTCAGAGTGCTGACACTTTGATTATCTGTCATAACGACTATGTACCTAGAAAGATTGTGCGTGGTGCTACAGATACAGACTGGACTATTAGTTCAATGACGTTTACTTACTATCCAACCCATGACTTTAATAGGGATTATGATGGTGCTACATTTACTACACCTGCATCAGCTAAGGTTGTGGGCGATGTTATTACTATCTCATTAGATGCTGGCCATAATCCTGTAACAACAGAACATGTAGGTGGTATGTTTGAAGGAAACGCAGGTGTTGTTAGAATTACATCAGTTGACACTACATCAGGCGCACAAACACTCACAGGCACAGTATTACAAGAATTTACAAACACGAATACCATTAGTGGTGTTGATGCTTCACTAGAAGAGCCAGTATGGACAGCAACACATGGCTACCCTGGCTCAGTAACATTCCATGAATCAAGACTATGGTTATCTAATTCAACTGCACGCCCTCAGACATTATGGGGATCAGTGACAGGTGACTTCTTTAACTTTGATCGTGGCTTTGGTGATGCAACAGATTCAATTGACATTACGATGGACACAGACCAGGTTAATGCGATCTACCATCTAGTATCGGGAAGACATTTACAGATCTTTACGTCTGGTGGTGAGTTCTTTATTCCAGATCGTCCTATCAAGCCTGCATCAGTGGGCGTGTTACGTCAGACAAGATTCGGAGTTCTCAAGGCTGTACCACCTATTAACGTAGATGGCGCTACAATGTTTATTCAAAGGAACGGCAAGCAGGTTCGTGAGTATTTATTTACTTATACCGAAAACTCGTATGTCTCCACAGAGGTGAATTTGCTTGCCCCTCATCTTATTAATTCACCTGTATCTATGGCAGCACAAACTGGTGATGTTGATAACGAAGGAAACTACTTATATATCGTTAATGCAGATGGTACAGTAGCTGTGTTTATTACTAATAGAGCAGAATCAGTAACAGCTTGGACCAGGTTTACTACAGATGGCGATATCAAAGACGTTGCAGTAGTAGAAGATGTGGTGTACTTCCATGTGAAGCGAACTATGAACGGCTCTACTATCTATACAATTGAAGCGCTTGATAATAATACTTATACAGACTCAGCAGTGCATGTGGTTAATAGTCCAGCATCAGCAACAGTTACAGGCTTAGATCATTTGAACGGTCAAGAGTGTAGAGTGAGAGCAGATAGTTCAGTGATGGACAATGCTACACCAGCATCAGGATCTATTACATTAGCACGTACAGCTACTAACATTGAAGTAGGCATGAACTACGAGCTAGAAGTTAAGACTATGCCTGTTAATATTACGTTTGGATCTGGTCCTATCAATGCTACTAAGCGTAGAATATTACGTGTATCAGCTCAACTATATCAAGCAAACGGTATTAAAATAAACGGCAAGGCAGTGACAGATAAAGGCTTTGGCGTAGGTGTTTTAAACTCAACTCCAACAGGATTCACAGGTATGAAGACAGTACCTATGTTGGGATATTCTAAAACAACACAAGTAACAGTAACACAATCAGATCCTACACCGATGACCCTACTTGGTTTGACGTTAGAGATCCAGGCACAAGGCGGATAATTATGGCATTTTTAGCACCATTAGCAGCAGCAGGAACAGCAGCAGGAACAGCAGCAGCGGTATCGACAGTAGCAGCACCAACATTCTTAGGGATGACGGCAGCAACATGGGGTGGTATCTCAGCAGGTGTGGGCGCACTAGGCGCTATTCAATCAGGACAAGCACAGAAGTCAGCTTTTGAACAACAAGCTAGAGCTACTGAGCAAGCAGCAAAGGATAGAGAGCTAACAAGATTACAGAATTTAAGAAGAGCGCAGGCAAGCCAAAGATCTTACTGGGCAGGTAGAGGTGTTTCAGCTACTTCAGGATCAGCTGCAACTATTGCACAACAGTCTAGACTGGGTTATGAATTAGAGCGTGGTGCAGATATATCGTCTACTGGTCGTGAGATACAGAAATTACAGTCAGCAGGTAGTGCAGCTCAAACAGCTGGATGGATTAAAGCTGGTGGTGGTTTGGCTAGTTATAAGGCAGGTTTATAATGGCTGATTTCCAACAGTACACATTCCAACAAGGTAGAAGAGTTGGACAAGTAGATATGAGTGAGGCTAATGCCTGGGAATCTCTATCTAATACAATGACTAATTTCTCTCAGACTTTATTACAAGTTGATAAGGCACAGAAGAAGGCATACAACGCAGAAGTAAAAGAGTATGTAGAAGGCATGGAGTCAGACATCATTACTAACCTAGGTAAGGTTGCTATTGATCGTGAGAATGACTACGAGCATTACGAGCGTTTTGTTACTGCTTATAAGAAAGGCACATTAGCTGGCATTGAAGATCCTAATATCAAGGATGCTGCAGGCAAGATGATTGATGATAAGGCTGTTCAGTATGGCCAGAAGGTATTCCAAAACCACATTAATCTTAGAAGTGCTAGACAGCTTCAATCGGCAGAGGATTCTTTAGAGATTCATGCTGTAGATACAGAACATTTGATTGATTCAACTATTAACACTTGGCATCAACAACCAGAGTTCAGAGATGGCTACATTGATAGTGTGTCTCCTATCTTCCAGACCCAAAGAGACATGTTTGCTAATAAGATCGATGGTCTATTAGAACTTGGTAAGACAGGTGATGCTGCATTTAAGCAAGAGCAAGCACTATTAGGTCGATTCTATAAGAAGGCAGCAATGGCCGAATTAACGGCTAATATGGAAGAAGGCAAAGGATGGCAAACCATTCAGGACTTTAACGCTGATCCGAGCAAATTCTTTAGCTCTAGACCACAATTACAAGCATTATTCCCAGAGGTTAAGATCTCTATGAGTGATGAAGACAAGAATGCTACGTTTAAAGACATGATGTCTATGCTTAACGGTTATCAAGGTCAACAAGATCGTGTTCAAAATGCAATAGCTGCGGATAAGTTAGAAGGCCAAGAGTTCTTCTATTCTAATATCCAAGGTCAGATTGCAGATGATCCTGAGAATATTGATAAGGCAAACCTCCAGTCATGGTTAGAAGAAGACAAGATTACTACTAAGCAACATGATTCATTATTGAAGATGGTGCAAAGTGGTGGCTTATACAGTGAAGATGATAATATCGTATCTGGATTATGGGATACGTTATTTGATCCAACAGCAGATCAGTTTGCAGTTTATGATCAGATCAGACAAGCAGTAGATAACAATCAGATTACACCAGCAACACAGAAACAAATGCTTGCTACTCTAAGAGATGGTGGACTGAAAGATGTTACTAAGGATGAAGACTATCAGATGGCTATTAACGAGGTTAAGACTGAGTTTAGAACTACTGGTCCATTAGCTGCATTCTTGCCTAACGAGTCTAAGAATATCAATAGAGCAATCAGAGAGATCTACGAACTGAAAAAGACATTACGTCCAGATCAGAACTTCCTTGATGAAGTGGATGCTATTAAGTCTAAGTACAAGCGTACGTCTGAATCTGCCAAGCCTAAAGTAAGCTGGAGTAGCAACTGGTCAGGCTCCGCAGACGCACCAGAGCCTGATGTATCTAAGGATATGTTGGCTATCTTGCTAGAGTCTAAACAGATTACAAAGGCTGAATACCTAGAGCAATTCGAGGCGATCGATGAGTACATGAAAGCCTATAAGTTAAGGGAAGGTAGAAAGTAATGCTAGAAGCAACAATCTATTTAAACGACAAACCAAAAGGCGATGTATCAGATGATATGATGGGTGGATTCAAGGATAGACTGGAAGATAGAGCTATTCAGACTTCACCTGCTATGAAATACTTCAATGACTACAAAGCACAGCAAGTAGTTGAAGAGGTGGATGAGCAAGAAGAGTTACCATCTTCAATCATGGGCAAGACTGTTCGTGAGCCAGAGGTAGATGCTTTAACTCAGATCTATGCTTTAGATGCTCAAGAGCCTGTTGTACAAGAGCCTATTCAACCTGAAGTAGATAAGCCTCTATTACAAGACGCATGGGATATGCTACCTGCTGAAGCACAAAAGATAGCGTGGCCATTTGCTGCACCGTTTGTTAAAGGCGCAGGTGAAGAGAATCCTATCTTACGTGGTATGACTGAAGGCGCATTACATGACGCACCACAAGGGATGGTTGATCTATCTCGTGATGTTGTTAATGCTCTTGGTGGTGACTTCAAAGAAGAAGACTGGTTAAAGATTCCACAGATACTTGAATCAAACCCAGACTCTACTACAGAAGGCGTTGTTAGAGGTCTATCACAGTTCATGTCAATATTTGGCGCAGCAGGTGGTATTGGTAAAGGCGCAACTATATTCAAACAAATGATGGCTGGTGGATTAGCAGATGCTACATTTGATCCTACTGGCGGTAACGTGGCTACTCTACTAAGAGAGCTAGACATGGATAATGCGCTAACTCAGTTCCTTGATTCTAAGGTGGGCGAAGATGCTGATGCTTTAGAGAGACTACAAGCTAGAGGTAAACAAGTATTAGAAGGTGCAGGTATTGGTTTCGCTATTCCTACCTTGATCGGTGGATTGAGATGGGCCAAGAACAATGCTAAGGACTTATTACAGGATTCAGATCCTAACCTAGTGCCTGGTGTGATGAAGAAGTTTGGTATTGATCTGCCACAGAAGGATATATTTGCTGGTGGATCAGCAGTACAACCACCTGAAGGTTTAGAGCAGGCTAAGGCTATGCTTGAAGGTGAAAGGTGGTCTCCATATCTAGAAAGTAAAGTTTGGGAAAAGACTGGATGGCATAAATTACCAGATGGAAACTACGCATTTGAGATTGACGATTCAGCGGCAGCCATTAATAACCTTGATGCTAATAATGAGGTTATGCGATTTGAAAAGGTTGAGCTAGATAAGTATCTTGATGATCGTGCTGACGGCTTAGATGACATCATAAGAACAACTAATGTTGGCTCAGGCGAGCGCTTATACGATACTAAACTAGGTGAGGTTTTAGATCACGAACAGCTTTACAAACAATACCCTTATCTTAGAGATATGGACTTACAGGTACTTGATGGCCTGACTAACACCCAAGGTGAGTCAATGAGTCGACTTGGTGAGGGCGCTTCATATAACTCCATCAGTCAGCAAATTCAAATATATGTTGATCCAGTGAAAGGACTTACAGACAGTAGCCTATCTTCATTGGTTCACGAGATTCAGCACGCAATTCAAGACAAAGAAAACTGGATGAACGGTGGTTCTGCTAGTGAGCAGTGGATAAGAAGATTAAAACAGTCTTTATGGAAAGATAAGGAAGTATTCGCTAAAAACAAAGAGCAATACAAAGAAGACATGAAGGCATACTCTTATGCCAATAAACTAAAGCAGGTTGATTACTGGGATGAGCTTTCAAAGAGAGATAGTGTTACAGGTATAGCTAGACACTTCTACAATACAGATCTTTGGTACACACACAGTGATGAGATAACCAAGAAGTTTGGACCAAGACCTAAGCCTTATAAGAAAGAAGAACACAACGAATATTTAAAGAACGTGGGCGCATTCTATAGAGACAAGATGCAGGATGAAGTAGATGATCTGATTGATATTGCTATTGAGTCTAGAGACATTGAGCGTAATTACGACATGATTAACATGATCAAGTCTGTTGATGGCATGAAGCAAAAAGATAAAGTTAAAGCTATTGAAAGAAAGCTAAACGAGAATGTGAAAGATGCACAGGAATATCGTAAGATTGAAAGCCTGATTCAGAAGGTTGAGAAGTCTTATTTTAGCAGCGGAACTCAATTAGAGAAAAAGAAAAGAAGACATCAGATATACGAGCAACTTCAGGGTGAGTGGCAAGCTAGAAATGCTCAAGCCAGAAGAATGATGAGCGCTACAGAAAGAGTAGAGCAAGCACCTTATACAACGTCTGCAAAGACAAGTAGCTGGGGTGACGTACAAAGAGAAGATGTTATTACTACTAAGAGCAAGAGCTATTTATATGGCCCTGGTTATGGAAAAGTAGATAGCAATGTAGGAGAAAACCCTATAACTGTTTACCGTAGTTCAACTACAGGCGGTTATGATAAACTAGATCCTACTAAACAACGCAATGCCACATTAGACAAAGGTAACTATGTATTCCTAGATGAAGGTGATGCTAATAAATGGCCAGGTGAGACATTAGTAAAAATCGAAGTACCAGGTGACATTATAGAAAAGTCTATTAACTGGGGTGATGGTGGCCAATCAGACTTTGTCACTAAAGCATTTAAAAATATTGAAAAGGAAGTTGACTTCCCGTTAGACCTAGAAGATGGTGGCATTGATGTTTATCCTACTCTTAAAGCAGAGCTTGGCACTGAAGGCGCTCAAAAGTTATTATTAAAGCATGGTATCAAAGGCAATAGACGCAAGGGAGAGCTTAATATCTTTGATGTGGAAGACACCAATATCATCTCTAATGAGCCAAAAAAAAGCAAAGTAAACAACGAACCAGAGGCCAAGCCTGACAAAACACTAGACGTTATGCAAGAGCTAGAAAAAGAGGCTTTGGAGTATAGCGATAGTAATGAGTTTGTTACAAAAGTGTTTAAAAGGCAGAGTACCCAAAAGCACGCTATTAGAAGTTCTATTGCCAAAGACCTTGGTGGAGAATACTCAGGAAATGTTGAAGTGCCTGAAGGCATTGCTAATAGTATTGGAGACCGTGGAAGTAGAATATCTGTAGATGGAAACGATGTTTACTTTCACATAAGTGTTGAAAGAGACATAGGTGGAAACGATGTAATATTTTTGCCAAACATAGCAGTCTCAGGCAAGAACAAAGGATTGGGAACAAAGTTTATGGAAGCAATGAAAAAATTTGCCGATACAACATCTCAAGACATAGTTATTTACAAAGTAACAAACGATGATTTCTTTAGAAAATTTGATTGGCTAGAAGAGACGGAGTTGGGTGGTACCTTTAAATATAAAGCAAAAAAAGGTAATGAATCATTAGGGTTAGGTCAGTTAGACGACATTTGGAAGAAGGCACACAGTAATGGAAACAAAGGTAAATAAATAATGTTAATAAAAGACTACACAGGCGCGCTTACTTTAGTTAAAATAAAAGAAAGCCGTTTGACCCTTGCAGGACACTCAAACCAATTAATCAAAAGGATTTGGTAATGGGTACTCCTCTAGCAGAAATAAGCAAGGCATACATAAAAGCAGGCGCTAAGAGAACTGAAGATATTGTAGAAGCTGGTGCTACTGGTCAATTAAAGACTGAAGCACAAGAGGCCGCATTAAAGACAGCCACTCCAGAAGTAAAGCCTGTAGCGGTTACAGAACCTGTAGCGGTAACACCTACAGAAGTTACACCTGTAGAAGCACCTATAGAAACTCCAACCATACAACCTATTGATGAAGTCGCACAAGCCGAAGCAATCACTGCGCAAAAAGATATTGAGATGGGGCTTCCTTCAGCTGCTACTCCAGGCGCACGTAACATTAATTTTGATAATATTAAAGAGCCTGATGAAGTCTTAGCTGTCATTGACAACATAGGCGCACAGGAAGATCAGTTTATTAAAGCTCGTGGTGGTGTTGTATCACAAGATCAAACAGTTGTTGATGCTCAGAAAGTAGAGTTGGAAGACATCCTAGGCTTTAAGCTTGGTGATGGTGTGACACCTGCTAGAGTAACAGGCGCTAGAATTGCTTTAACTGATTCAGCATCAAGACTACAGAAATTAGCTAAGAATGTATTAGATGGCGAAGCCACTACAGCAGAGAAACTAGCATTCAGACAGTCGGTATCAACACACGTTGCTATTCAACAATCAGTAGCAGGAATGTCAGCAGAGGCTGGACGTTCACTAAACGCATTTAGAATTCCAGTACAAGCAGGTATGCAGACTGGTGATAAGACAGCAGTATTTAGATCACAACTACAAGAGACATTTGAGCGCTCTGGTGGTGATGACACATTGTACAAATTAGCAGAGTATATTGAAGAGGCTGGCGATGACTTAGCTGAAGTAACTAAACGTGCTAAAGAGGCAAATTCAGCCACTACAGGTGACTTTATCCTTGAATACTGGATCAATGGTCTATTATCTAGTCCAGCTACTCACATGGTGAACGTAACATCTAATGCTATGGTGGCCACATGGTCTATCCCAGAGCGTATGTTAGCATCTGGCTTCTCTAAGATTCTAAGATCAGAGAAAGGTGTAGAGATCCAAGAGGCAGTAGGCCAGGTATTTGGATTGATGCAAGGTACTCGTGATGGTCTAAGAATGTTTTGGAAGACTCTAAAGACTGGTGAGCCTTCAGATCCTGCAATGAAATTAGAGGCTCGTAAGTATAGAGCTATCACAGCTCAGAACGTGGGCATCAACACTGAGGGTTATTTATCTAAGGGTGTTGATCTACTAGGAAACATGATTAGAATGCCAGGTAGATTCCTTGGTGCTGAAGATGAGTTCTTCAAGTCTATTGGCTACCGAATGGAATTGAATGCTCTAGCTTACAGAAAGGCAACAAGCGAAGGCTTAGAAGGCGAAGACCTAGGTAAGCGCATTGTAGAGATCGTTAATAATCCTACAGAAGAGATTCACTTGGCAGCATCAGATGTTGCACGAGTACAGACATTTACAAACCCATTGGGCGAGTCAGGACAGAAGGTACAGCAATTAGCTAACTCTCATCCTGCTCTTAAACTGATCCTTCCATTTGTTAGAACACCAGTAAACATTGTTAAGTTTGTGGGCGTACGTTCACCTTTCGCACCTTTTGCTAAGTCATTCCAAGCAGATATGAAAGCAGGTGGTGCAAGACGTGACATGGCCTTATCTAAGATGAGCTTAGGTTCGTTAGTATTAGGTTATGGCGCTACTATGGCAGCAGACGGTGTTATCACTGGTGGTGGCCCTAAGAATAAAGCACAGAGAGATGCTTTACGCAGACAAGGATGGCAGCCTTATTCAATGAAGGTGGGCGATAAGTATTATTCATTTAATAGACTTGATCCATTGGGCATGTTCCTTGGTTTATCAGCAGACTTAACAGAAGTTATTAAATATGCTGAAGACGATCAAGATGCTTTAGATATAGCCACAATGTCCACAATTGCATTAGCTAAGAACTTAACTTCTAGAACATATCTTAGAGGTTTATCCGATGCGATGAATGTATTATCAGACCCAGATCGCTATGCTGAGAGATTCTTCCAAAGACAAGCAGCATCATTTACACCAATGACATCATTAGTGGCAGGTATCGAGAGAGAGTTTGACCCTATGATGAGAGCTACTTATTCAGCTATGGACTTGATTATCTCAAGAACACCTGGACTATCTGATTCATTACCACCTAGACGTAACCTATATGGTGAGCCTATTGTATTACAGGGTGGTCTAGGCTTAGACTTTGTATCACCTATCTATTCATCTACACGTAAGTTTGATTATGTAGATGACCAAATCGTAGAGAATGAAATAAACGTAACCATGCCTAGAAGAAGTATTGGCACTGGTAACTTCTCTATTGAGCTTAACGCAGACGAATATGATAGATATGTTGTTTTAGCAGGTAAAGAGCTGAAAATGCCTTATACTAACCTCAAGACTGGCAAGACCAAAGACTTGAACTTACATAAGTATTTACAAGGCATGATGGCTAGTGATATGTATCAAGATGCTAGTGAAGGCCCAGATGGTGGTAGATCAATGCTTATTACTACTATCGTAAATGCGTTTAGAGATGGCGCAAAGGCAACACTACTAGATGAGAACGAAGCATTGGCTGCTGAATGGGATTACCAAAAACAATTAAAAGTGGAAGCAAAGACAGGCAAGCCACTAGAAGAATTACTACAGGGATATTAAGATATGGCAGATTTAATAGTTGGTGACTTAACACCAAGAAACCAATATACAGCGACAAGTGGTCAGACAGACTTTACGTATGCCTTTCCTATCTTTGTAGATGCGGATTTAAAAGTATATATTGGATCAACACTTAAAACATTAACTACTGATTACACAGTTTCAGGTGCAGGCACAGACAATGGCGGCATAGTTACTCTAGTCACAGGTGCTACGACAGGTGATATTGTTACGGTTTATAGAGACGTGCCTATTGCTAGAACTTCAGATTACCAAGTGAACGGTGATTTACTAGCGACAACATTGAACGATGACCTAGACAAGCTAACCATGATGTCTCAACAAAATGAGGATCAGGTTAATAACAACACACTTAAAGTAGATCAGTTTGATGAATATGGTGATTTAACACTTCCTGCCAAAGCAACACGTGCTGGTACGGTTCTAGGTTTCAATGCAACTACAGGTGATCCAGAAGCTGGCCCTACTATTGCAGACACACAATCATTAGCTAACATTACAGCAGATATTGCAACTCTAGCAGATATTGAAGATGGTACTGATGCAACTGATGCTATTCAAACAGTAGCTGGAATCAGTGCTAATGTAACTACAACAGCTGGTATTTCAGCCAACGTAACTACAGTCGCAGACAACGATGCTAGGATTACTATTCTAGGTGATGATATAGATAGAGGGTTCAGTTCTGGTTACACGGATGCTGCTTTAACAGCTGTTAAAGATGAAATGCTGGCTATTATTGTAGCTACCGCACCTGTTGACCAAGTTCTATATGATTTAATAACCTCTACTGTTGATGGCTATCAGCGTGGTGATATTGACAACGATGGTGATATTGACATAAGTGACACAATAGATGTCCTTAGATTTATCACTGGGCTTGAGGATTATGAGTGGATTCGTAATAACATCCTTGGTCCTATGTTGGCTGATATGCCTACTTACGGCTCATATTTTGATTCAGCAATTCTAACTATATCAAACGATTTAGATAAAATAAACACAGTGGCTACTGATATTACTAATGTAAACAATGTAGCTTTAAACAAGGCCAATGTGGACACAGTAGCTGGCATTAATGCAAGCATAACCACAGTCGCAGGTATCTCGGCTAACACTACAACAGTAGCTGGCATTAGTTCTAACGTAACCACAGTGGCAGGTATAAGCTCAGATGTAGCCTCGGTGGCTGCAGACTCCACTGATATTGGTACAGTAGCAGCTAAAGCTACAGAGATTGGTAGACTAGGTACTGCTGATGCAGTAACAGACCTTAATACTCTAGGTACAGCAGATGTAGTATCTGATATGAACACCTTGGGTACTGCTGGTAACGTAACTAATATGAACACCTTAGCGGGTATCTCTACTGATATTACTACAGCTGTAGGTAACGAAGCTAACATCACGACTGTTGCAGGCATTAATACTGATGTAACTACAGTAGCTGGTAAAGCTACAGAAGTAGGACGTTTAGGTACTGCGGATGCGGTGTCTGATATGAATACACTAGCTGTAACAGCAATCATTGATGATATGGATACTGTTGCAGGTATCTCTAGTGATGTAACAACTGTAGCAGACAACACTACCAATATTAACTCAGCGGTATCTAACGCTTCTAATATTAATGCAGTAGTGAGTAATGCGACTAACATTAACACAGTAGCAGGTATTGATGCTAATGTAACTACCGTTGCAGGCGTAAGCTCTAATGTAACCACAGTCGCTGGTATCTCAGCAGATGTCACAGCAGTGGCAGCCGATGCTACAGACATTGGTATTGTATCTACTAACATTGCAGATGTATCTACAGTAGCTACTAACATTGCAGATGTCATTAAGGTGGCAGATGATTTAAACGAAGCTATCAGTGAGATTGAAACAGCAGCAGATGATTTAAATGAAGCTGTCTCAGAGATTGATACTGTAGCTACTGCCA